ACTACTGACGGGTGCTTGGCCCCTTTGGGGTCGGGACCGTATCGATAATTTCTTCAATGTTATTGAAATAATTACCGAGGATTTTCCCATTACCTAATAGTAAAGGGAGTTTTCTGCTACAAGCATTTACTAAATGCAGGATAGCTTTCGTGCATGGGTCGCCTAATAGCGCTCCCCTACACGATCGTACAAATCTGTGACCTTCGTCGTAGACTTGCCCAATAGTCTTCATAGGACCATATGCCTTAAAGATTATTTTTCTCGATTGCCAACAACATTTGTTTACAATCCCGATAAGAACAGGTGGAATGCCACATTTTCGCATCCACGCGTTTCCGAGTATTTTACAGACGTTAAAGTCTAAATAATCAGTAGCTGTTTCTTGATCAGTCGATAAACAGTATGCAGGTGGTTGCGTTACGTCATACGTTATAGCACCCGCCATTTGGTCCCTAGATAGTCTCTTATCTTCATGACCAAAAATCACCTCTTTAAAATCTCCTTTAAAGAGGTCGTTGAAGAATAGCCAGCCTTGAGAAGACTTGGCCATTCCTCCTGCACTACTTTCCAGCTTTGATAAAGGCCAGGAAATCATGTGATGCACTGTGTCTAATACGATTTTTAGACATGCGTGCCCAATATTGATGCTTCTCCCTTTACCGGGTTCGCTCACCATATCGCACATTACTTCAGATATATCTTCGAGGTCTGTGCTTAGTACTTTTCTTAAACATGTATGAAAAATAAAAGTTCCAGGGTTCTTTATATCGAGTGTCTCGGTACCAATTACCCTTCCAGTGAATAAATCCGTAACATGGACTTTATCCCCTTGCAGCCCGAAGCAGACCATTTGTCTGACCGCTTCTGCTGTACCGCCTTCCGAACGAGATATTACTCTATCGGCTGATGTTGATATGTTGAAACCGGCCTTAGTACTAAGGCCGGTCCATATCGCAGGGTTTATCTCTGACATAACCATGTCGAGGCAACCCCTTATTAGACTCGCGCGTGTATTGTTCATTGCGGGAGCTGGTGTAGTTAATGTCCGGATTTGTTTAATTCGTGCTATAACTTCGTCTACGGGGGGAGGTTGTCCCGAACCCCGTTTCGTTCCTAAGTGTGTTTGCTTGTACAAACGTCGCTGCGGATTAATCTCTGAGCGTGCGTGTAATGCGCATACTTCGAGCCATCTAATCTGCCTTATTGGCGCATTAGGTATCTCACCTCCTCTAAGCTTTAGCTTTTTGAGGGTCTTCCTATATCCGTTCATAACCGAATAATAGGTCGGTATGCCGAGAGCACGTTCTGTTAACTCGACATCGCGGAACTCATCGTTTATAAAAGTATCTATGAGATCTATAACAAAGTAATCGAACTTATTCCAGTTCCAATACTCTGATGGAAACGATAGGACACGTTGCAGAAACGCGCCGTCCACCGTTTTAAGCATTTCGACGAATCTTTTCAGTCGGGCTGCAGTACTACGTGTTTCCCTAGGGTAGACAAGTAGTTTTTCGGTTCTCTTCTTATTCCAGTCGGGATGCCGTTTACCACGAACAAATGCACTTATCTTCGTGTATATTCGCGTAAAATGGGCCTTGTGAGGCCCCTTTTGTTCTTCCACGATCTTGCGACCCCAGAAGGTTCTCTTGAAAAGTATGTGCAACGCATACTCGGCAGGATAACCCCAGATAGGCTTCTTTACGAAGCCTCCTGATGACTTGCGCCTATCGCTATTTGCAAATCGCGCATCGATGTTACCGTATATCTTTTCAGAAGTTTCCGGCCACGTTAGAAGTTTCAGAGGCTTTTCGCCTTGTAACGTCTTCCATTCTGTTAGGGCTATTATGTCCCAAATAGAAGTGCTAACCACTCGTAAGACTTCGTTGTCTCTGAATGGACGGATAAGGCATTTTGCCATTGGCAAACATGTCTTCCCTGTAGATGTCGATGACGTCATAAACGAGTCTTCATCTGTAAACCCTTCTTGTGTTATTAGCAAATTAGAAAGGTTTCGTATCTCGATGTCGAATCCGGCATCGAGAGCGTGTCTCCTGTTGAAACGTAATGTCCTATCAGGAGTACCACTTAGTGACAAACACGTAGGTATCTGTCTTAAGTTAAATGGCAGAACTGATTTCTTATTCAGTTCTACTAAGTCAGGTGGGAGGTTTCCGTTAAGAAACCGCCTACGGTGATCGTAAGGCGAGTTAATATCGCCGTGCCGATACGGGAAAGCATATAATTTGTCTTTCTCTATCTTCGCAGTAATAAGGGGGC